AGGGTTTGACATTACATTGTGTACTCTCTCAAAATACGGATTAGTATCACCAAATGACCAGCCCTTGTACCTGCTTAATCTATCAATAGCAGCAAGCATACTATCTCTCCATTCTTTCTTTACCATAATATTGGACCTAAGATTATTGCTAAGATAACCAATAATGTTTTTGGAAAAGAAATCAAAAGAATAAGGATCAATAAAAAAAATTCTAAATTGTCGAACTTCATTTTTTCTCCTGTTTACATTTTATCTCATCGTTAACTAACAGACTAACTATTTCTTGATTGAAAGGTTTATACAAATTACCAAAATCGTCACTCAAAAAAATATTCTTGACGTTTTGTTCATGTTTTATTTTTTCATTAGAAGTCATCATCGATTTACCATAGTAATCTTGTGAATCAATGTTGCTTAGTTGCCTGTCTAGTTTTTTGACAAGTTGCACAAATTGTTGTGACTGACTGTTTATGTGTATTTTCATAGTCCCATTTACATAGGAGATCATCAAGAGAATGTCAAGAATTTAATTTTGTGTTATAATAAATTTATGAATTATATTATGATTGGAATTCTTTGTATTTCTTCTTTTACTGAACCAGATTGTATTTTTTTCAATGAAGATCCAATAAAAAATTACACATCTTTTGAAAGCTGCCAAAAGGAAGCTGTCAAAAAAGTCAATGAAATGGGGCCAAATTTAAAAAATAACGGCATTCCTGTAACATCTATAAAAATCTACTGCATGCTTGACAAAAGTCAAAATACTTGATTTTTCACTTAAAAGTTGATAAGATAATCACATGAGGCAATATCTATGCCAGATCAGAGTAGCTGGACTTTATATTAATTGTGTCGTAATGGCTGCTAGTGAAGAGATGGTGCTAGATAAAATTGCTGAAAGTTTAAACCAGGGTTCTTATAAGGTTGAAGAAGAAGGTTTCTATGATCCTAAAAGAATCTATGTAACTTTTGAGGAGACTTCAAATGGCGTTACAGAAACTGGTGTCGGAAAAACTGCAACTTGAAAGTCAATGGGCTAACAAGGCGCTAACTCAAGGAAGAGTAACTAGTGATATGCGGTGGATTGACATTAGAATAAAAGAGCTCAAAAAAAAGATCAATGATCAAAGTGTTGTTGATGCTGTTGATGAGTTAAAAAAAACTGGCTAAATAGTCAGTTAAATTGTTTTTTTCTTAAAATCGTTGATTCGGTAAAGGGACTTATGCCCTGAATTTTAAGCATACAGTCTGCACAATAATATCTGTTGTAATCAACTACTACTGCTGTTTTGTTACAATTCCTCTCTTCACATTTTCTGTAAAAAGATGAGTTACTTTCTCTGTGTATTTTTTTATTTTTCCTTCCCATAATTTTTCCATCAGTTTACTCATGTCAGGATGTAATTCCCAACAAAGAACATTCAATCTTGAAAAAAAATGAATTTCAGCTTTGTCTCTAGCTTTATAAAAAAAACTAGCATCACCATGCTTTTTTAGGATTTTGAATCTATGGTTTCCGTTCCTTAATCTTAACTCGTCATCAACAACCATCGGACACAAAAGACCATTTGATTCTATGTCAGACCGAACTGTTTGTTTAAAATCTGGATGTACACCGTGGACAATTTTTATGTCTTCAAATTTTAATAACTCTAATCTATCTTTAAATATTCTATACAAAGGCCAGATAACAGTTCCAGATCCTGCAATTATATTTTTATGTAGCTTCTCCAAAATCTTCTCCTAATGCCATGTCAACTTTACTTGGGACTTTAAATTCCATACATGTCTCCATTGTTTTTTTAATCTTATCTATATCAGATTTATCATGAATATCAAAACATAATTCATCATGTATTTGAAGCTTTGGTAGAAAACCAGCTTCTCTACAACTTACAATGGCTTGTTTTGTTTGATCTGCGGCTGACCCTTGGATAAGTCTGTTAAGTGCTTTGTAGGTAAACGCTCGTTTTATGTTATTTCTACCATATTTTGCAACAGCATTTTCAAAAGTTTCAGGTGAGTGTATACCAAAATCTTTTGTCTCCCACATATTAAATCTACACTTTCTGCCTTTTTTTGTACGTATGACACCTTCATCACTTGCTTTTTTCATACATCTATCAGATAATAATTTTACAAATGGTACTTTACGATTATATTTTGTTATTAAGTTTTCTGCTTCTTCCTTTGATAGTCCTAGGGATATCGCTAGTTTATTTTTACCCATCCCATACATTAGACCTAATCCTATTGTCTTCGCTTGTGATCTTTCTATGCCTGCTAGATCTGCTACTGTTTGATGGAAGTCTGTTTCTGAATTAGAATAAGCTGTAACTAATTCGTTTGATCCTTCATAACCTTCCCCGATACTTGCTGCATAGTGAACGACCATTCTTGGTTCTTGTTGGGAGTAATCGAATGAACCCCATTTACAGTTTTCTTCGGGTAAGAATAAACCTCGGATTCTTCTTGCATAATCTTTGTTACGTGCTGGTAACTGTTGAAGATTAGGATTAGCCATAGAGAGACGGCCAGAAACGGTCCCACCACTATCGCTACGTAATTGATTAATTTCACCATGAATACGACCGTTATACTCGTACTTAAGTATGCTTTGCAAGAAGGTACCATGAAATTTATTTATTTCTCTAGCTTGCATAATTAATTTACAAATTTTATGTTTTGAATTTGAAAGCCAATTGGTTGTGAAACTTGGTTCGCCTGTTGCGGTTCTTGGAAAATCTATTTTCAATCTCTCGAATACATGACCAATGGCCCGTGCTTTCCAAACGTCTACGTCTGACCCCGCGATTTTCTTAATATCCATCAAAACACCCTTTTCCTCGTCCATAAACGTGTTTTTAAGGGCATTTGCCTTATCTACGTCCACTCGTATACCTTTTTCCCTCATTTCAATTAAAATGGGCAATAAGGACGATTCTAGACTCCAAACGGTTTCAAGTGACTGGCTTTTAATTTCATGTTTAAATCTCTGCCATAATAGATACGTGAGCCGTGCATCTTGTTCCGCGTAAAAACCGACATGTTCGGCAGGCAACTTCCACATTTCAGCTTTTGGGTCTATACCATGGTCTTTTGCTGCTTCATTTAAATCTTGTTCACTTTTTAATTCTCCTAAATAATCTTTGGCTAAGGCATTTAAACTATATGACCACCTTGTTTCATCTACTATACCCGCAGCAATCATGGTATCAACAATAGGGCCATTTATTTTTATACCCATTCTCCGTAACCAACCGACATCATATTGAGCATTATGAAATATTTTTGTAGCAGGTAAGGCACATACATCCTTTATATAATTTTTTACTTGTTCAGGTATCATGTTACCCCCACCAAAATGATTGAATGGATAATACCCTTGCCAACCTTCAACGGCTACTGCAAAACCAATTACATAACCATTACCTGTAGCCCAACCAGCTCCTAATTTTTCATTGATACCATCATCTCTTGTTTCTAAGTCAATTGCTATTTCATTGAAACCCGAAAGATCTTTATACTCAGATGGACAAGACCAAATATGTTTTTTAAAATTAAATGTAAATTGTAAACTCATTCTACAAATTTCTTTTTTACTAACTTATTGATTTGATGTTTATTACTAAATGCATAAAGACAACCTTTATAATCATGTGCAAATATTTCGAAAAAAGGGCCTTCAGGACCATTACAACCTTTTCTAGTAGGATAAATTTCTAAAATAAATTTATGTCTAGCTACCGTTATGTTTTTTCTTTTTAGGTAGGCCATTTAAGTCTTTAAGTTTTAATTTTTCTAATTCACAATAATGAATTATTTTATCTAAGTCTTCCACTCCATTTTTATTCAAGTAACGACACACATACTTAATAACGTTCCCTTGAAAAAAAGATAAATTATTTTTTGAAATAAATTCATAAGGTTGAATATGAAAATCTTTGTAATGATTTCCACCTATTTGACGTTGTTGTGGAAAGGAATCTTTAAATATATCTTCGTTTGTCATATTTTAAATTCTTGTAATACTTTTAACTTTTCCTCTGCGTTTGCAATTTTTTCAATAAGTTTGTCTACCTCATCAATATGCTGTGGATGCTCACCTATACCAACAGGTTTCTCCATATATATTTTAAGAGTTGCTTCAGCTTCAGAAATTTGTGCATTATATCTGTCTTCTAATGCGTGTATAATTACTTGTTTAAACTCCACACATACCTTCACATTCATTATTGAATAAATCTTGTTGATCGTCTTCTTTAAATTGAACCTCATCCAAAGGTTTACACTGTCTATGAACAAAATTGTTTACTGGTGTTTTATGCATTCTCATTTGTTTATCAAATTCTACAGCTTTTTCAAACTCTTTCGGTCTATTGTTTTTCATATCTAGCCAAAAAGCATCATCATGAAAAGGACAACCAATACAAGCTGACTTTGCGGGAGTTTTGTAGCCTCTACCTTCATACCACTTTAAACAATCTTTTCGTGACATATTTTTTTCTATAAGAGGCCAAGTATTTTTCTGCCACCAAAACCTAGATGGTTTCATTCTCATAATTTCATCAGTTGAAATACCAACCCAAACCTCTACCCAATCATCTTTTTTCATTCTCTGTCTAGGTTTATAACCCAAAACTTCTCTTATCTTTTTTGCAATTGGTGATATTTTGTATTCTCTTGTGCATTGTCTCCTACCCATACCTTTTTTACCTTTTTCATTTAAAGTATAAAATGGTGCAGAAGCGAATTGGTTGCCTCCAGGAGACAAAGCTTTTAGTATATCTTTATCTAAATCTCCCTTTTTACAAATATGTATTGGTATTGAAATTGTTTTCTTTAACCATTCTAAATGTTCAAGGACTGGAGCAGGTTCCCAACCTGTATCAGCGAATACCATAAAATCAGGCCTTTCTTCAAATAAACCTTCATGAGCCATTAAAGCCATTGTGCTTGATTGCACACCAGCACCTAATGAAAGTACTCTTGCAAGTGGCTTATCTTTCCTCTTTATCAATTTACCCTCTATTTTTGTAATCATGTTTCTTCATGTATATTAAATAGTCTTCACCTATAGGATAGTGATATTTATAATCTGTGCTCAAGATATGTAAAGTATCTTTTGCACGAGTTCCTCCAGTATACCAAACTTTTTTTTCATGAGACTTTTCTTGTTTATTTTTATGTCTGTAACTTGAAGGCCAGTTTGCTTTTGAATATAAAACAACATGGTTTGCTTCATCACCTTTAACACTGTGTATTGTATCAATCACTACGATAGGTGAACCATCTAAAGCTTTATTACCATACCTTTTCAATAATCTTAAAAAGTAAATAACCTGCCTAGGAGAAAAATTTCTTTTTAATATCCACCACCATTGTTTACTTTGCATTTCATCTGGCATATCTAAACCACACCATTCTTTTAAATCATTAAAATTATATTCTTGAAAGTCTGGCACACCTTTCCAAAATTTAGGTGTTCTAAAATCTGCATCCTTTAATTCTCTAATATATTTAAACATAATTTCAGCGTCCTTTTTCCCTATCTTTTTACCCTTACTAATTGCTGTCCAAGCTTTTATAGCCTGCCATTGTTTTACATCAAAGGACTTGTTACCTTCATTGTCAGAAAAATATATTCCAGCATCCTTAGCCAATGATTTTAGTTCATTAACTGTAGAATGAACTCTCCCTAATAAAAACCAAGTACCTTCTAAATCAAAAGGAATTTCTTTAAAATTAAGATATCTTTTAACAGCACTTTCTTTATCTTTGGGACTAAATGTTTTATCAATACTATCTAGAATTCCACGACGCATTACTTGTGTGAATTCATGTATAGCTTTACCATATCTTCTAGTTTTCTTTAAAACAACTTTTCTTCCAGGGAAATAATGAGTAAAATATTTTGAATCTGCACCATTCCATTGATAAATCGCTTGATCATCATCCCCCGCTAAATAAATTTTTTTAACTTTATCAACCATTTTGTAAATGACTGACCATTGCAAAGGAGTAAAATCTTGAGCTTCATCTAAAATTAATACTTCTAATTCTGGGAACTCAACAGAATCAATAGCTCTTTCAATCATATCTGCAAAATCAATAAAAGAAACTTCACCACCAGATCTTTTGTAATGTTCATATGTATCTATTTTTCTTAAAAAAACATCTAAAGAATCTTTTCTATTGCCCTCTTGTTTGTATACAAAAATTGGATCTTGCATCATATTACGAGCTTTGTCGTAGATTCCTATCGACCAATCTTTATATGTAAAATTATCTTCAGCCAACCTATTGTCAGACCTCTTAACAAAATTGTTTGTCAAAGCATAATCAATCATGCAATCCTTTGGATCAAATATTTCTTCTTCAAAATACCTTCTACAATATGAATGTAATGTTCTAAATCTACTAAACTGTTTATCACTAATGTTTGGAAATGCTTCCAAAGCTCTTTTAACTGCTGTATTAACTGCTTTATTGGTAAATGAAATGAAAGCAATTTTTTCTGGATCTATACCTTTTCTTATATATTTTTTTACAACTCTTTCTATTAAAGTCCATGTTTTACCCGTACCTGGTGGGCCAAATATTTTGACAGTCTTATGGTAAAGTTGTTTATGCTTTTGGAGTTCTGAATTTTGTATGATATTGGTCATCCATCTCGCTTATAATATTTTGCGTATTTGTTTGTGCTTGTTGTCGTATAGCTTGGTGATTAACAAATTCAGGCATTTGTACATACCAAACATTTTTTTCACCTTCATGATAATCATGTTTATCACATTTTAAAAGTCTTAATGCTTCAACAACAGAAGCAAAAGCTTTATTAGAAGTTCTCTTTAAATATCTATCCAATGTAGCTCTTTTAAAGTATATCATATTGGATTTTGAATCCAAAACAGTATAGCCATCTTTAAGTTTATTAAAATCATCTTGTTCTATAGTAGTTTCAAAAAAATCTTTTAATGTTTGATACTGCTCTTCTTCAAGTGTATCTTCATATTTAAGTTTTGTATTTTCAATTGCTGACTCAACAATATGCTTCATCAATAACTCAAAAGGATCTGGGCCTTTCTTTGGTCTAGGTAAAGTCAACCAATAAATTCTATGTTTTGCAAGACACGTTCTAAAAGTTTTTTGATCTTTTATATCTTCAGCTCTAAAAGAAATATGTGTATCTCTAAAATCACATTCCCATATTATTCCTTTTGTATCTTGAGTATAAATTATATTTTTAAAATCAT